TCTGTTAAAAGTGATACTGACATAATTGTAATTTTTTATTTATTTGTTTTGTTATTAATTATACTCAAATATACAAATATTTTTTTAATTACAAAATTTATTTTCATTTATTTATTGTTTTTTTTATTGTACAGATATAAATACAGATCCCAGATTTTATCACTTGCATCTTTTTGAGATGTATATGTGTGGGGTGATTTAATTAATGTGCCATCATCATTAATCTCAAGAAATACTGCTTTTGAATCTTTTACTGCAACTATATAAACCTTAATATTATTTTCTAAACACCAGGATTGTGCTTTTAAATACTTATTCATATTAAAACATTCTTATTTGTGCTTTGTGTTGTTTTATTCTTTCTAATGAATTTTTAAAATGCAATTCGTTTAATTCACTACCTATATAATTACAAGAAAAATCAATACAAGCAACAGCAGTTGTGCCTGAACCCATAAAACTATCATACACTAAATATTCTTTTTTGCAAGATACTTTTAGGATTCTTTCTACTAAAGCAAGTGGCATTTGTGTTGGATGTATTCTGCCCTCTTTTTTACTAATGTTGTGGGGTACATACCAAACAGAACTTAAAGGGTCATCAATCCCACAATCTACATTTAAGTAAATATCGTCTGTTTTAGACAAATGATAAATAATTTCATAATCCAAATGAAATCTTTTATTTGTGCTATCAAAACTACCAGCATATTTCCATATAATATAACTTTTTAAGTTAAATAATTTGAAACCATCTGTAAACTCAAGCCAATGTACAGTATTAAGTTTTTTATTAAATGTTTTGCTTTTTATATTAAAATATATTTGTCCAGTAGGTTTTAATATTCTATGATATTCTGTGAATAATTTATTAATATAATCAGAATAAAATTTAAAAAATAATATATCTTTTTGTTTACCTGCATATCCTGCACCACCAAAATCTTCATAAGGGGGGGATGTAATAATAATATCAATAAAATTATCTGGCATTTTAGACATTGTATTTAGATTATCCTCATTGTATATTTTATTTAACTCTATCAAACTATTCATTTTATCTATATTACTTAATTTTTAACTTAATTTAAAATAATCTTATTTGTGTTTTCATTCTGTGCCAGATATTATGTCTTTTTTGTTTTGATCTTCAACAAGCATTGCAAATCCTAAGAACAAATAATTTAAAGCATCTGCATAACGACTATCTATTGGCTCAGCTTGATGCATATTAGGATCACCAGAATGGCTTAAAATGGCTTGTATGTGCTTATTAAAGAATACTGCCCATACTTCCATTGGTTGTATGCCAATACTTTTAGCAGTTGATTTAAAATTGTTTAATACATCAATACTTTTGTTTGTGTATTCTGGTTGCTTAGCATCCATTATATCTTGAGCTTTGTCTAAGATATATTTTCTTGTTTCAATAAATTCTTTTTTTGTCATAATTAAAATAATTTTTGTTGTTGATCAGGTTTTTGTTTTTCTTGTTCATATTTAATTCTGGCTTTTGCTATTTCAATATATTCTTTTTCTCTTTCAATACCTATAAAATCAAACCCACCTCTTATTGCAGCTTTGCCTGTTGAACCAGAACCCATAAAAGGATCAAGGGTTATTCCACCTTTTAACGTTACTAACCTAATAAGATATAACATTAAATCAGTAGGTTTAACAGTTGGGTGATTATTATCAACTCCTTCATTCCTATCCCTTTTAGAAGTTTTTGGGCAATAAAAAAAACGAGATACTTCACTTTTTAATATACCTGTCTGCTCATCAAGTATCTTACCTGCTTCTTTATCTAATATAATGTTTGCGGGAAACCTACCATAATCGTATTCTAGTGAGGGTACATTATTTACATATCCACCATTTGTTCTTGTTGTTGTTCCTATTCTACTATCGTCTATATTTATTCCACCAGTTCCCCATTCTAAAACATTATTAACCACTGTTCCTTTAAAAGGTTTTCTTGCCATTACTATTGGTTCGTGTGCTGGTTTAAGAGCAGTTCCCCAACCTTCGTATTGTTTTGCTTCATCAGTAGATGGTCTTGTTATATCCCACGATTTATATTCGGTCGCATCACCCATAGTGGGCATCGTAAATGAACTATTTTTACTTCTAGCTTTGGTTTGATTTCCAATTACATCTCGTTCTGCTTCTACTCGTTTAATTAATTCATTAACCCAATTTGGTATTTCTATTGTTATATGTGGTTTTAGTTTTTCCCAAAATTTTTTAGTTGGTAAAAATGGTTGATCTAACCTCAAATAATGAGAACCAGTATCTTTTGTTCCAATAATTTTATTTGTTTCTTTTGCTGAAATACCAACTGTTCTATACCATTCTACAAATTTTAATTCAATTTTTGATTGACCGTTTTTCTTGTCAATCTGTTTTGATATATTCATAGATTTAGGAAACCCACTACCATATATCCACATTATCTGATCTCTTATTTCAAATCCTGCATCTTCAATTCTAACTGCCATTCTGTGATAGGTTCTTGAACCTGCAAATGATAAAAGATAACCACCTGGTTTTAAAACTCTTAAACACTCTACCCAAATTTCTACACTTGGAACATCATAATCCCATTTCTTACCCATAAAAGATAAACCATAAGGAGGATCTGTTACAATACTATCTACTGAATTATCTTTTAATTCTTTAAGTTTATATAAACAATCTTGATTATATATTTTCATAATTTTGTATTGCTTTTTTTATGTTATTTATGTTAAAATGGTACGTTATCTTTTATTACTTGTATTTTCTTTTCTCCTTGAAATATCTCTTTATAAATACCCCCATTTTCAAAATCTGGAGCTATCTCAAAATCACCTAATTGCCCATTTTCTTTTCTTTTAACCTTTTCAACATGCAATCTAACAACATCACTTTTATATTTAGTTTTCTGTCCTATGCATCTATAAGCAATTAAACCATTGTATGCTTTATTAAAAAAATCAGCTGAACCAGAAATATCATAAAGAGTTGGTTTTTTATATACACCGCCCTCACTTTCAATTTTTCTTGGATGTGCCACTAAAAATAAATGGGTATTAGTTTGCTGACAAAATTGAGTTATCTGGCTTAATATTTTGCCTATATAACTATGATCTCTTTGAGCTGAATGATCTAACATATTCCAGGGATCTATAACACAAACATTTATACCTTTTTGAAATACCAGCTCCCTAAATGCATTTAAAATTCCTTTTAATGTTAAATTTTCTAAGTCAATTTTAATCCAATAAAAATGATCTTCAATAAAATCTTTAGTATTATTTAAATCATCAGTATTACAATTCTTTTCGTTTAGCTTATTTGCTATTCTTTTTATATGTCCCTCATAAGGAAAACTCTCAGGCGAAAACATAGCACTTCTAAAACCATGTTTATTTGCCAGGTTGCAAAGTATTTGATCTAAAATGTCAGATTTACCAGAATTTGGTATGCCCGATAATACTGTCCACTCTCCAAATGCTAACTTAAAATAGTCATCACATCCTGGTAAACCAATTGAATAGTTAGTTATGCCATTCTCATTATAATTTAAAACATCTTGCCAGATATTATCTATATTTAAAACACCCTCTAATGGAAAATTCTTAGCTTCTTTAATTATGTTTCTAAGGGTTTCAGCTCCTTTACTTATTAAAACCTCGTTAGCATCTTTATACTCGCCAAATTCAACATATTTACAACGATAGTTTCCAAATCTTCTAGCTAATTCATTTCTTAATTGTAAACCAGCATCATCATTATCAGTACAAAGTATTATTTCTTTTTTATCTTTAAAATATTCAAAACAATTATCTAAATATTCTAATTTTTGTGATCCTTTGCTAGCACCATTTGGAACTGAACAAACCGAATATAATCCAGCTTCATGTAAACTTAGTGCATCCATTTCACCCTCGACTATATAAACCTTATTTAATTCTTTTATATTATCAATTCCATAAAATATAAGTTCAGCACCAGAAACTAATTTAAAATTCTTTTCGCCATCTCTATATTTTACATTTACAATCTCATTATCTCTGTAATAATTAAAATTTACACATCTTCTTTTAGCTTGCACTTGTGGCATATATTCAAGTGATTCGCCTATTTTCCAATGTATTAATGTTGGCTCTGTTATACCTCTATTGCTAAACCACTTAATTACTCTCTCGGCAATGTTGGAATTTACTTTTGGTGGTAAAACAAATTCAACTTTTTTCTTAAACTTAATACCTACATTTCCACCCCAGCCGCAATGATGGCAATTATATAAACCCTCATCAATATTAACAGATAAACAATCATCAGTTTTGTTTTTTCTGTCGTGTGAGCATTGTGGGCATTTAGTTTTAACTGATCCAGTTGATCTTTTTAAGTTAATACCTAGAGCTGTCAAGTTATTATAGTGATTCATAAATAATAATTTTCTTTAAATATAAAAATATTTTTTTATAATTCTAATAAAAACATTAATTCATTTAGATTTAAAAGATCTTTTTTTTCAATAACATAAGCATTTACCCTAGTCATTCTTAAATTATTTTTTTGAAACAAAATATTATTTAAAATAAAACCTTCAAAAGTATAGTTTGGAAAATTACAAGTATATAAAGCAAATATTTTACAATCAGTTTTAGCATATTCTGGAACCATTAATGGATGATCTTTTCTGTTTACTTTTACATCAACTGAATGCCCTAACCAAGTTGCATCATAATCATCAGTTTTTAAAACTTTGCTAGTATTGTGAATTTTAAAATCTGGATATAAATTATTTTCCCTAGCAAATATAAATTCACCACCAAAACCAACAACATCTAAACTAACATCACTTTTTTTATTTACTGTTTTAAAACCATCCCAGCCAGTTTTAACTTTATTGTTATGCCTTTGCTCAGCTGATAATTTAACAATAGCTTGTTCGTATTTATCTAAACTATAAACTTTGCCAATAATCATTTAATAAAGTTTTTAAGCTCCTCGATTTCATCTCTGTTTAATATTTGAGATAAATTAAACTCATTTAGTTTATTGTTTTTTGTAACAGCTCCTAATCGTTCTGATCCATCTGGATCTTTATATAGCTTATATTCCTGGATCCCTTTAATTTTATAATAGCATTTTGGTTTGTTATATTTTCTGTTGTTTTCGATAAATCTGTGGATAAACATAATTCCATTTTTATCTTGATTTCTTAACTTTAATAATGTTAAAAAATTATTTTTCCAAAAATCACTATCTCTAGCACTTTTAACAGCTAAATAAACCTCATCTAAAGTATATCCATCAATTTTAACACATCGCTCAATACACGCTTTCCAGTTTTTAATTTGAGTTTCTGTTTTTGGCTGGTATCTTAAATCAAATAATTTAACAAAGTGGGGAAATGCTTTTTGCATTTTTTCAGTTTGTGTTATATTACTTTCTATATTGTTATCATTATATATAATATTACTTTGTGGAGGATTTTCCGACTTCGGTCTTTCACGTCTTAGGTTTGGACCTTTGTGGTTTGCCTTTAAAATATAGTTGTAACCTTTAAATTTACCTTTATCAGTTACTCTTTGCCTTTCTAAATAGCCAGTTGATATAAGCTCATTAATCTTTGATCTTATAGCATCTTTGCCCTCTTTAAAATGTCCACAAATAAATTCAATAGTTATTTGTTGATCAGCTTTGTGAGAAAATAAATAAGCATACAAACCAGTA